TCCGGAAGTACCGGTAATCGAAGAACCAAAAACAATTAGAAAAGTGGAAGAAAACACAGAAAAACCCACAGAAAAAGAGGCTCGTTTTATCGATGCATCTGAAGTTCAAGGCAAGCTATCTAAATCAGAGGCTCGCGACTTGAATAAATTTAATATCGTAAAGGCTATCAATGAAGCTCGTAACGGTAAGTTAACTGGCATTGAAGCTGAAGTTAACCAAGAAGGTATGAAAGAAAAGCGTGAGCTTAAACAAGATGTTAGAGATATGCACGCTGTCAATCTACCGGAAATGGTTTTCCAACGTACTCAAAATGCTGGAACTGCAAACAAAGGTGGCGACTTAGTATTTACTGAGCCGGGCCGATACGTTGACTTTTTGTATCCTAACACTCCTATGCTTAGAAGATGTTCAGTAGCTGAGAACTTGGTTGGAAATGTAGATTTTCCTCGTCAAACTGCAAGCTATACTTTGAACTTCCAAAGTGAAACTGGTACAGATAGCGCACAAGATATCACATTTGACAAAGTAAGCATGACTCCAAAGCGTGCAGTTATTACTTCATCTTTTTCAAATCAGTTACTACGTCAAGAGTATAGCCGAGGTATTGAGCAAAGAATCATCAATCAGATGAACTTAGCATTTAACAAAGGTTTAGAGAATGCAGTCCTTAACGGTACTGGATCATCTAACCAGCCTTCTGGTATCTATACTGAATTAGCTGGACAAGCTCTTACAATCGGAGCTGTATCTTATGACGATTTAGTTGATATGGAAGCTGCTTTAGCTGCTGCTGATGCACTAGAAGGAAATTTGGCTTATGTTGCACACCCTGACGTTGTAGCTAAGTTAAAGAAAACTAAAGTTGATGCTGGATCAGGAAGATTCCTAGTTGAAGGAATGTTAGATCCTCAGCAAACTGCTAACGGTTACGCTATTGACAGCACTACACTTTCATTAAAGAACACTACACCAGATCCAGACACTTACGGTCTACTATTTGGTAACTTTAATGACGTTCAGATTGGATTCTGGGGTGGAGCTACTATCTTGATTGATCCTTACACTCAAATGAAGTCATCAATCGTTGAGGTTAACCTTGAGAGATTTATGGATGTAGCAGTATTGAGACCAGCTTCTTTTGCTATCTCAACTGACGTAACAGTATAAAAAATGGCGAATACTATCACATACACACCACAAGCAATTGACTTATCATTGATTAAGTCTTTTTGTCGAGTGGATGGCACAGCTGACGATACCTTGCTTACGTTTCTATATGAAGCGGCTTGTCAAGAAGCGTTAAGCTATGCTCATGTGGTTTGTGGTAGCGCAACAATTACCAGCGACACAGTATGGAGTAGCAGTTATGAGCTACCCTACTGGCCGCTTGGTAGTGTTACAAGTGTTCATGTGTATATTGATGGCGTAAGCACTCAAGACACAGAATACACTTTAGTAGATGGGGTAATTACTCCAAGCATAGGATCAGAAGGCGATAGAATGACAATAGTTTATACTGCCGGGTTTGCTACTATGCCAAAAGATTTACAGCACGCTATTTATCAGCGTATAAAGTTTGGCTACGACTTTGGGGATGATATGCCCTACAATGCTGGCCCTAGATTCTTTGATCGTATTGTATTTCGTTATCGCCGTAATTTTGCATGACGTTAGATCGACACATAACCCTCTACCAGCCGACTATATCAGTAAACAATAGCGGCCAATATAAGCGCAGCTACGCAAGCGAGGGAAATTTTTACGCTCAAGAGATTATACCAGATACCGGGAATGTCGGTACTGAGATTATGGTAAACGATCAGATACAAAGTAGCATTATAGTTACTTGGCGTTTGAGATACCAAACCGCAATAAAAGAAAGTTGGAAGATTGGATACGATAGTAAATTCTACGACATTGTTTCCATAGTACCCGAAGGGCGGCTCCGTTATATTTTAGTAAAAGCTAAACTGCGAGATAATGCCACGCTCTAATACTGTATACCTAAAAAGCCAATCGGGCAAAATTGAAACTTTTGACCAATTCCGTAAAAAGTTAAGGGAGTTAGGTACTAGCGAAAGTATGCGGTTTAAAGAAGTTAGATCTTTGTTAATGAAAGAAGCGCAACCATTAGTAACAGAGGCTAGAAGGCAAGCGTACGAGGGCGCAGTAAAAGGCCCAAGAATAAAACTAAGAGGTGGCAAAGCTGCTGATAAAACGGCAAAAGGTGCTTTTTATAATTTATATAATACTATAAATAAATTTAAAAATAAAGGCAGAGAAAAAGCGTATGTAGTAGTAAGTTTAAGATCGGAGAAAAAATCACCAGCTGGAGCTTATTATGCAAAATGGTTTTTAGGCGGTTCTAAGAAATTCAAAGCGAAAGATTATATTGGTAAGGCAGTAAGAAACACGAATGTATTGAAAAAAGCTAATACAATGATGCGGAAACATATTCAAAAACGCATAACTTCGATACTACGATGAATTACTTACAATATGTATACGATGCGGTAGATGCGGCAACCTCTAAGGATGTTTTCGCCTATGCTGCTCCACAAGGACTAACAACGGATTACATTATCATTACCATTACCGGAGTTGATGTAACCGAGAGCAAAGACTGGGCAACTGCCGAAGGCATAAGCGCGAGTTTATTTTTCCATTTCTCAGATGCAGACACCGCACAATCGGAGTTAGCAACAATAAGAGAAAGCATAAAAACTAGCGCAAACTATACTGAGGCACACTTAGAGAGCTTACAGTTTTTTTATGACGATATCAACGAGCGTGTAATCATGGCTTGTGATTTTATTTTTAACATTAATTTATAATAGATTATGGCATCAATTGCAGGCGGTGAATTCCGCGTATTATTATCTAACGATGGAGGCTCCTCGTACAAGGGCTTTGCGTTAGAGTCAGATTGCAGCTTTGAGCTGAACGCTGAAACAAGAGAAACAACCTCAAAAGAGGATGCATCTTTTAGAAGTTACGTTACTTCAGCAAAGACATGGACTGTTTCCGGTTCTGGTTTGTTCGGAGATAGCGCGACTGACTGGGATCCAGACGAGTTATATAACTTCCTAGGAACTTCAGTTACTTTGAAGATCACTCCATGTGATATCGGAACTGTTACTCCTACTTCTGGAAAGCAAAACATTTCTGGATCAGCAATACTAACCCAGCTTTCTGGATCATTTGCAGATAAGGATAACGCGACTTATTCTTTTACTTTGCAAGGTACTGGAGCATGGGCAGAAGCAACTAATTCTTAAATAAAGCAAAATGGGAAAGAAGTTTACACTCGGAGCAGCTTTATTGTTCGAAGAACTAACCGGCGGTAGCATTACAGATATGACTAAACCAAAGATATCGGATATGTTATGTATGTTATACGCTCAAGAACATTGGGATAATGATAACCGGCCCAAATTTGAGGATTTCAAAAAGGAATGCTCTACTCTAGCGTTAGAGGAACTAACCGAGAGGCTTAACGGCCCTTTTTCCCAGCCGGCGGCGCAGTAGACGTACTGGGCTTGCTGGTCGGTCGTTTAGGGATAGCTCTAAGCGATGCAAAAAGATTAGATAAGGATCTACTCGAAGCCGTAATAAAACATGGCTTAGATGACGTAAAAGAGGGATGGAAACAAATACGCTGGCTTGCCACTATACTGGTAAACGTCAGCGGTAAAAGTGTAAAGCGTAATATCAAGGATACAGAGTTATTACGTTTTGAAGATGAAAGAAAAGATAATGGCTTTGCCGATTTTTATAAGAATGTAACTAATGGCTCAAGACGCAACGAGTAAAGTAATTTTAGGGATAGACGTTCAAGCGTTCCGAAAAGGGATTCAGAAAGTCGATAGTTCTATTAAGGGGATATCTAAAAAATTCCAAAACCTAGGCGGCGTTATTGGAGCCAGCTTTGCGGTTAGTCACATTCAAAGGTTTGGTGCAGAAGCTATTGAATTAAATTCACAGCTTACAAAAGCCGCAGCTGGTTTTAAGCGGTTTGGTGATGCGGCAGATTTAGCATCAATGCGCAAATCTACCATGGGATTAGTTACGGATTTGGAGCTAATGCAACAATCTGTTAAAGGTGCTAACCTTGGTATACCTATCAGAGACATGGGTATCCTGTTGGAATTTGCTAAACGTAGAGCAGATGAAACCGGAGAGAGTATGGATCATCTGGTTAATTCTATTGTCGAAGGTATTGGCCGAAAGTCTACCCGGCGACTAGATAACTTAGGTATCTCTGCGCAAAGGCTTAAAGAAGCAGTTGGCGGCATGAGTTTAGAGATGGCTGATGTTGCTGACGTTTCCAAAGCGATGGTTGGTATAGCAGAGGAAGAGCTTGCTAAGATGGGTGATGCTACAATTACCGCAGCGGATAAAATGACTCAACTTAGCGTAGAGTTTCAGAATGTAAAGGCAAGTGCTGGAGAATTATTTGCAGCATTAGGATTAGGAGCTTTACAATTATTGAAGATTGGTAAATTTAGTGACATATTTCATACACCAGCAGAAGCTCCTAAAACTTTTCCAAAAGTTGAAGATCCTTCAATGATTGGCCCATCAATTTACTATGATCCGGACACTTATAGGGAAATGCCTAAAGTTACTGAATCACTTAAAGATTTACAAAACCAGCTTGCTGATTTAAACAAACGATATTTAGATGCTGCTATTGGTGGAGATGAATTTAATAAGGTATCAAAAGAAATGATTGCCTTAGAGGAACGTATTGAGGAAATAATGAGTCCTCACGTTGACACCATAGAACTACAAGCAAAAGGCATACATAATTTAGGTCTAGCCTATCAAGAAACTAACGGAGTAGTCTTGCAGTTTGGAAATTTATCAATAAAATTAGATAAAGAAGCAAAAACACTTAATAAAACTTTAGAAAGTTATGCTAATCAACTAAGGTCTATTATGGTCATTGGTCAAGAGTTAGGTAGTGTATTCCAAGCGAGTTTTAACGCTGCAATGGTTGAAGGATTAGATTTCTTTGATGCGTTAAGAGAAGGACTAAAAAATTACGTTAAACAAATGGCGGTAGCGGTAGCAAGTACATTAGCATTAGCGACAGCGTTAAGTATTATATTTCCAAACATAGGTTTTAGAGCTGCATTCAATGTGTTAGGTGGTGGTATGGGTTTACCTTTTGGTTTTAACCGGGATGATAAAATTACGCTAGGTATCAAAGGATCTGATTTCTTTGCTGGCATGAATAGGAATACAAATAATAATAGCAGAATAGGTGGCTAAAAAGTTAATAGCAACGGCAGAAACCGCAGACCATGATTTTGCTATCTGGGCAATAGATCCAGACTTTAGCCCTTCTCCTTACACCTTTACCGTAGCAAATTGGAATATAGATTACCGGGCATTGGATGACAATAAGCCGGGCTTTTTACCTTCTGTTTGTACGATCAACGCACTCATTAACGATGATGATACTACACTAAACCTTAGAAACATTTTACAAGATTCCCAAGGGATGTACTTTGTAAAGATAACCGAAGGTTTGAACGTGGTATATGTAGGGTTTTT